TTCGTGATGGTGACCCTAAAAAAGATTTTGAAGACAAGATGAAAAAGGAACTTGGTGATATCATGTGGATGCTAGCTGCTGTGTCTGCTGATGCTAATCTCTCCCTGTCGGAAATCTGTACAGTAAATCTCGCTAAACTTGAGGACAGAAAGAGTCGCTCACAGATAAAAGGAAGTGGTGACAACAGATAAATTCTAGTATAACCATCATCCCTACGGGAGCATTAGCTCCCTTTTTTTATCTTTAGAACAGGAAAACTATGAACGATATTAAAACCCCTTGGTCATCTGTTGGCTACCTAACTTATAAGAGAACGTACTCTCGCCGCCTTAATGAGGCTGACATTAATAGTCCAACAGAAGAATTCACCGACACCATCAAGCGTGTTGTGGATGCCACCAATGACCAGCTAGGCTGCAACTTCACAGCAGAAGAACAAGAGCGATTAACTAAACACTTCCTTGAACTTAAGGGCAGTGTTGCTGGGCGTTTCTTGTGGCAGCTTGGAACCAATACAGTGGATAAGCTTGGGCTAGCTAGCCTTCAGAACTGTGCCTTCACTGTGGTGGACAAACCAGTGGAGCCGTTCACTTGGGCTATGGATTTGTTGATGCTTGGCAGTGGTGTTGGTTACAACATCCAGAAAAGGAATGTAGATAAGCTACCTCCTGTCAACGAAAACTTCAAAGCCCCTACCCGCTTGAATAGCTCTGATGCCAACTTCATTGTTCCTGATAGCCGTGAAGGATGGGTAGCTTTGTTGGGTAAGACATTGAAGGCAGCATTCCTAGCCCACCGCAGCGGTAACCAAACCTTCACCTACAGCACACAGCTTATCCGTAGCAAGGGCGCACCCATCAAGGGCTTTGGCGGTACTGCCAGCGGCCCTGAGGACTTGGTGTGGGGCATAGGTAAGATTAGCGATATCCTCTCCCGCCGTGCTGGTCGCAAGCTCCGTCCCATTGATTGCTTGGACATTATGAATATCATTGGTGCTGTTGTGGTAGCTGGCAATGTACGCCGCTCCGCTCAGATTGCCATTGGGGATCCTGATGATGTGGAATTCTTACTGGCTAAGCGCTGGGACATGGGTAACATTCCGTCATGGAGAGCCATGTCGAATAACAGTGTTGTCTGTAATGACATTGAAGACCTGCACGATTTCTTCTGGGATGGCTACGAAGGTAAGGGTGAACCCTATGGTTTGATTAACTTGCGTTTATCCCGTAAGATTGGTCGCTTAGGCGAGACTCAATACCCTGACCCTGATGTGCAAGGATACAACCCCTGTGCAGAACAGAGTTTAGCTGACAAAGAAACCTGCTGCCTAGCAGAAATCTTCTTGCCTAACATTACCTCTCAGGAAGAGTTGATGGATGTAGCAACATTGCTATATCGAATTAACAAGCATAGCTTGTCCCTTCCTTGCCACCTTGAATCGACAGAAGCCATTGTGAACAAGAACATGCGTATGGGCATTGGTATCACAGGGGTATTGGAAAGCACTCCAGAGCAGCTTAGCTGGCTCAAGGATACCTACACCTACCTCAGGGATTATGACGAGCAATACAGCGCTAAGAATGGGTTTAATAAATCTATTAAGCTAACCACTATTAAGCCCAGTGGAACTCTGTCCCTACTGCCGGGTGTTACACCGGGGTGTCATCCAGCTTATGCGCGATATATGATTAGACGTATCCGTATCAGCGCTAACCATTCGCTGGTGCAGACTTGTCGTGACCACGGGTATCCTGTTGAGTATCAACAGAACTCCGATGGCTCTACTGACCACAGCACAGTGGTTGTATCATTCCCCTTCCGACATTCTCAGGTGGCTACATTGGCTAGTCAAGTGGATGCACTGGCACAGCTTGATACTGTACGTTGGTTGCAGGAAAACTGGAGCGACAACAGTGTTAGCTGTACTGTGTACTATAAGAAGGAAGAGCTTCCTGATATTAAGAAGTATCTAAAGAAGTTTTACAAAGGCTCACACAAGAGTTTGTCTTTCTTGCTGCATAGTGGGCATGGCTTTAAGCAAGCACCGCTGGAGGAAATTACCAAAGAGCAATACGATGAGTTGGTAGCATCCACTAAACTAATCACACAGGTGGGTGAAGCCACTATTGGGTTGGATGACGATTGTGCTACTGGTGCGTGTCCAGTTAGATGATAGAGATAGTCATATCTCCAGCCATGCTGGTCGAGGCCAGAGACAAGGCTGCTGAGATGGGACAGCTTCGCAATAGCATCATCAGAGGGGCTGGCAATATTGCTGGCTTCATTGGTGAGGCTATTGCCCAGCAAGTGCTAGGTGGGAAACTGTGTAACACCTACGACTATGACTTGGTTTTAGATGATGGGATTAAGATAGATGTTAAGACTAAGCAGACGGGCTACGTTCCCCTGCCTTCTTACGACTGTTCTATTGCCGCTCTAAATACCAAGCAAGACTGTGACTACTATGCCTTTGTTCGTGTGAAGAATGACTTCTCAATTGGTTGGTATTTAGGTGTGTATAATAAAGACCAATACATGAAGGACGCTGTGTTCATGCAGAAGGGAACTATAGATCCATCCAATGGGTATACAGTTAAGAGTGATTGTTACAACATAAAGATTAATCAATTGAAGGATAAACCATGACTGAGAAATCAGAAAGAACCGCCCCTCTACGGATTCAATTCGATCAGGGCAGAATGGCCTTTTACAAAGGCTGGCTTACTAATCAATATGAGCCTAGCACAGTGCAGGGTAAGGAGTGGCAAAGAGGCTTTGATAGGGGTTACTTTGAGAACATCTTTGCGTTAAAGCAAAAGGCGTAAAGCATTTCCGGTTTAGCTCAGTTGGTAGAGCAACCGCCTTGTAAGCGGTAGGTCGGCGGTTCAAGTCCGTCAACCGGAACCATACTTGTCCTTAGCTCAGTTGGATAGAGCAACAGCCTTCTAAGCTGTAGGTCATTGGTTCAATTCCAATAGGACAAACCATTAACAAAGGAACAACATGACTCTTAATTTAAACTTCTTTAATCTGCTTACACTAATATTTGTAGCAGCTAAACTATTCAATGTTATTGATTGGGATTGGTGGCTGGTATTACTACCTACAATAGTAACAGTGGGACTCTTCACAGCAGTGATTGCTTTAGCACTGGTGATACCTATCAAGCGATCAAGGAAATAAAGAAAGGGCATTAGCCCTTTCCTCATCTTCTTTCTACTAGCCCACCCTTGGCTAGCTTCTGAGTTAGCTCTCTGACCTTGTTAACACTTTTAACTTGACTAGCAGCATCACTAGCCCAGCCTTCCTGTAATACTTTTAACTCTTTGTTTAAAGAACGCAGTAACATAGCCTTTTCTTTAGAGCCTTGCTTTTCTAAGATATTACTTGTCGTAGTTAACAAGTCTTTAGTAAGGATTATATTCTTGGCTGCTCCTTTTCCTGTAGTAAAGGAAGAAAGACCAGACTTTTCAATATAATCTAGATTAGATAGTTCATTGTGATACCTCTGTCCCATGCCAGCTTTGGTTGAAGTGATATCAGCTTTCTCCATATAATTATTAAAGAGATTTCTTATCTCTTTATATATTTTATTAGCAGCAACATCACCCTTCTCCGTATAGAGGTCAGAACTCAAATCAATAATTCTATCTTTTATTTTTACCTCTTCCTTTTTGCGGTTTAGAAATCCCTTCTTATCCCAATCTTTCCCAAGCAAAGATACTTTCTCAGGATTAGCGGCAGCAAGAGTAACATCGTTAGCCGCTGATCTAACTTCTAATTGATTGCCTGTTCCTTTACCTTCAGGACGAAGCTTGTCCGTCTCTGTAATCATGTCTTCTGTTTCTTTAAAGTTAGAAGATCTTGGCAGACCAACAGGACGAATAACTCTGTCAGACCCGTTGATAGACTGAGCAATAATATTTAAGTTCTTATTGTCATATGCTGTAGGAGCCATGTTAATTCTCTTGAACATGTAGTCAGCGTATGGCATCTCTGTATAGACAATCTTATCTGCATTAGGCCCACCAAAAGCAGGGGACTCAAAGTTTAAATTCAAATCTCTAGTGAATGATGTACCACCCACTTCCATTTCACTATGGTATTTTTCAATCTGTTGTGGGTCTAAGAAGCCTGTCTTATATCTAGTAGTAGGCTCAGCCGCATACGCAGCTTTGCCATGATAGAGTTTCACTGGTGGAGTATCTTTGTACTCTTCTCTCAGTGCATCTAGTTTCTTCTGTGCTTTGACAGCCATATCTTGTACGATGCCAATGTCCTCAGCCTTAGACGGGTTTATTTCTCTTCCTTCTTTAATACGGAAGTCACCCTGCACCACTGCAATAACATCTTCAACGTCTGGAAGCTCTTTAACCTGAGGAAGATTAGTTAACTTATCAAAAGAATATGTTCTAGATTCCCGCACAGCAGCAAGCACTTGCTTTCTACTGGTTGGGCCTCTTCCTACAGTATCTAAATTTCCTTGAAGAATTTTAGATTCAGGGATGGAGGGAAGAGTTTCTCTCTCTTTCTTTACAACCAGTTTAGCTTTCTCAGGATTGTTCCAAGAGTAAGGAGTATCAGGATCAAAGTCACCGACATCTTCTCCCTGTGCTTCATACTTCTTGTACAGATCGTATTGCTTCTTCCACTCAGGCACTTCTTCTTCTGGTAGTTTAACTGCTGGTGCTTCCGCTTTGGGAAGGGTAGGCTCAGGAGCGTCAACAAAACGTCCTTCTCTTTCTACATCACCAAAGTATGGCCCTTCGTCTTTAACAACCTTTGAAGTAGATGTAGGCCGAAAGACAGGACGCTTAGTAGATGTAATAGATTCAATAGGTTCTACCACACTCTTACCTAAAGCAGTTTCTTTTGTTGCCTTGAGGGCAGCAGCAGTCTCTTCAATTTCCGTGCCAACTTTCTTTCCTAGCATGGAGTCCATCTGCTGTAGTAGGTCAGCGCCAAGCTTGGTAATACCACGTTCTATAGTTTCTCCAGCTAGCTTCTTAGCCACGATACCACCACCAGCATATCCCACCACACCACCAGTGGCTTTGCCATCAGGCTTCAGAATATTCTGCACTGCTTCAGCATAAGCTAATCCAGTTTCATATTCCTTAGTTTCTGTAAGGTCTTTACCTGTGTTCTGTTTGTACAAAGCAGCGGCCTGACGCTTCACTTCAGCGGGTTTGGCTGCATACCTATTCTCTATAACACGAGCAGCCCCTAAGCCGCCTTCTATGGCCTTTGATCTAGCTATATCTACAGCAACAGTCTTAGCTTCTTTCTGCATGCCAGCAAGCGTATTCTCCAGCGCTATCTTCTGTAGATCTTTGTTAGCATTCTTATAGAAGTCAGTGGATGTTAAAGCCTCGTAAGAAGCTATCAATTGTGGAGCAAGCATTTCTTTGGCTTGCCTATCAACAACCTTATCACCTGTAGTGGTGAACAGCTTATTGAAAGGAACATCAAGACGAGTTAGCTCTTTCTCAAATGGAGTTGGATTAACCTTGATAGAGATACCAGCAAACATCTTCAATAAACCAGCATCGTTAAAAGAAGCTTCAGTCTTTGTAACTGGCTGTGCCACTGGCAGTTCCTGTTTCAACACAGGTACTTTTGACATCAGCACATTCTTTGCAGACGAGATAAATCCCTCTTCTCCCTGCTTGATTTCATAGACAGACCTAGGAAGGGTTTCATTCCTATCAACAGCCCCAATGATATCGCTCAGTTGCTGCATTGGAATAAGCGCTCTGCCAAAGTATTGACCAGCCCACTCACCAAAGAATGTACTTACTTTCTTCTCTGCCACATCTTCACCAGTTGCCGAGGCTTGCCAATTAGATGCTGCTGTAGCAAACTGATCGCCTAGCCAATTACCTGTACCTGCTGGCATCTTAAATCCAGTTACTGCCTCAAGCAATTCTTTAGCTTTGAATTCACTTGTAGTTCCATTCTCTAGCTTAACCAAGTAATCACCTAGTGCTAGGAAGGGGGCGGCAGGGAAGAAGGCTCTAGTATCAACCAAGCTACCATCAGTATTCTTAGCATCGTACCACTCAGTGTCTTGGTTATCTTTTCTGTATTTATAAGCGGCGTAAATTGCGCCTGTGCCTACAATACCTTTGGACAGCTTCTCTAGTCCAGCCATCCTCTTGTTAAGATCTTTACTAGCGACATCAATAGAACCTGACACAAGACCTATTGGGCTGTGTGTAGCTGTCCACTCCATAGCGTTAGCCATGAAACGAGGAAAAGGTATTAGCGTTGACCCTACAGGGCCAAGCTCTTCAACAAACTTAACCGCATGATAAACCGGCCCTTTAGTAGGCATCTTACTAAATGTAGCGAGTAATGCTTCATTTGTAGCATTCTTTAGAACGTCCAAAGGAATATTCTTATCTTGAGCCAAGACACTGTACATGTCTATGCCAACACGATCTAGTTGCTTCTCTACGTTAGCAGCGAAGATGGCTCTTCTAAAGAAAGCATCCTGTGCTACGTTAAAGGTATTAGCAATCTGTCCTACTCTGGACAAACCTTGATCACCAGCTTCACCAGCCGTTTTCAGGATAAGACTATTTAGTGTTGGAGAACCCGCCAACAACTTCTCTGCCACCTCAGCAGATAAGCCAGCATCAGATAAGTAAGAAGCTGTTCTGAATGCATCATTCCATACACCCTTGATGCCATTAGTAAACGAACCAGTAACAGGCTTTCCTGTGTATATCTCTGCGGATGTTTTACCCACTCTGTACAGAGCAGACTCAACAGCTTCAGAGGCTGCTCCAAACGTAACCACGGTTAAGCCTGAGTAGGCGTTGCGTACAGTGGTAGCTATCTGAGAAACCATCAAGGCTTTCAGTTCTTTATCCATTCGCATGCCAATGTCTTTAACAAAACCAAACGAATCAGTAATGGCATTCCTATTACCATACATCAGGTCTACTTCTTTAGCAGCAGCAGGGTCAATGTTCTTTAGTTTATTCTGTATCCTCGACAAAACAGAATAGCTCTGCATTGTGCTGGCTGCATCACTCACTGTGGTTCTGTTCATACGAGCAAACTCTTCAGGAGTGATGTTTGCTTTTGCAAATGCATCCTTCAAAGCAACATCGTCAATGTTATCTATGTTAAGGAACACATTCTTAACAGCATCAGATACCTTCTCTCCCTGCTTAGGGGCAAACTCAGGTAGGCTAGTCCATACTTCTTGTGCAAGCTGTGTGGCTTTTCTATTAATCTCTTTTCTAACCTGCATCTGCGCTACAGCAGATTCGTTCTTCGCAAAAGCTCTTTCGTAATCCATCCCTGACAACCCCTCAAGGTTGATCTGTTGCTTGTCCAGTAGGTTACGCCCTTCAAAGATATCGTAGTCATCTTCTAGTTGCTTCTGTGTACCTGTAGATGCTTTAACCTCCAGCTTAGGAGCGGGAGCTTGGGGAAGCCCTGCTTTTTTTCTAGCTAGGATTTCGTCTAGACTGCTTTGACCACCGCCTAGCTTCTTACCTGCTTTAAGAACAGCAGCAGCTTCAGCCGAACCCATAACACCGCTAACAGCACCTGAGATAACTGCTTGCTTGATGTTGATGCCTTCTTCTACTTTCTTTCTAAGTAAATCTAAAGTTGGCTTAAGCTTATCCTGTTCTTCAGGACTAAGAGAAGGGAATCTATCTTCAGCATTTTTAAGCTGAGCAGCAGCAATTGTTAACTCTATCTTTTGCTGCCCTGTATCGGACGCTACGCCCTGTGCTGTTTCTATAGCAGGTATAGCAGCTACTTTGCCTATGTTACTAACTAAAGCTTTCTTGAGTCCCTGCTCAGCTACAGCTTTTTGAATGGGGGTAGCAAGCATCTTCCCTGCCCCCAACGACACAAAGGTAAGTGGGTCTGAGAACATAGACAGTAATGAATCTGTTACTGGTCTAATTCCTTTCTGTCCTTTGCCTCCTGCTGTCATCATAGATGGGTCTGCTATATTATCCCATAAGGTATAAGCAGCATCCATTTTTAACTTATCTTCTTGTTTAGCACTATTTAAAAATTGTATTTCAGAACCTAATGAAAATGGATTGCTTCTCTTCAGAAAACGCATTTGCTGAGCAAAGCGGTTAACATAGTCTTCTGTAGATTCGTTAGGTTTCTGCAATTCGCTCTTACCAAAACGAGCTAGTACATACTCATCAATTGTTTTCTTCAGCGCAGGGGATTGTATCAAGGCATCGAAAGGAATCTTGTTCTCTTCTGCTAGTCTTGTTTGTTCTACCTTCTCCTTCATAGCCTCTGCTCTGGGCTTGAATTCTCCAGCAAGTTTAGATTTAAAACTAAACGCTGCTGATACTTTAGACTCATCAGTTGTAGGAGCAGGAGCCTTTGCTGTCATTACCTCTGCTTTAGGTTCAGTAGCCTTGATATCATAGAGAGAAGGTGTACGAACTTGCTTGTCTCTTGCTGGAAGTGTAGGCTCTACAGCTACAGGCTCAGTAGTGGCTACACCAGCCTTCTTAGATGTAGCAGCTATCTCACGATCTAATGATTGAACATCAGCAGCAGCCCTATCTTCTCTAGCTTTGTCTTTTAAACGCTGGGCTTCGGAAAGAGCAATAGAGGCTTTCTCTTTCTCTGCTTGGAGAATAGAGAGCCTCTCTTTATCTTTTGCTTGCTGGTCTGGCCTAGTAACCAGAGAAGTAGATTTCTTTGGAACCAGATCATCAAAAGAAACTTCTTTTGGTTTCTGGTTACTAGGAATTAAATCATCAAAAGAAAGGTCATAAGCCATATATTAGAATCCCGGAATTTTTGCTTCTCTCAAACGCGCTATAACATCGTCTCTTTTAGCACCTCTAGCAATAGCCTCTTCAGCTTTCTTAACAGCAGCATCTTGTTCAGGAGTAAAGGTTACTCCTCTTGGTCTAATAGACGCTGCTGCTGGTGCTGCTGGTGTTGCGGATGGTGTCGTTGTTCCCGAAGGAGCAATGAATCTACCCTGTGCATCAGGCAAAACATTCACAGAGATAAGGGCGTTTCTGTGGAAGTCAGATAGAGGCATTCCATCTTGATCAGTGAATTGTCTAGTCAGACCAGACTTAGCTGCACTGATAGCGGCAGTGAAGCGATCACCCTTAACCAAGGCAGTGGGAACCATCTGCACAGTACCGTCAGGATTGACAGTAGTTATCAAAGATCCGGGTGGTAGTGCCTCTGTGACAGCGGATGCTACAGCCCTGCTGGCGATAGTAATATAGTTAGCTTGTGTAACTTCTTTCGGAGTAGCGTCTTTAGCTACTAAAGCTCTGCGTTCAGAAAGCGTCTTCTTCAGTTTATCTGCTTCCGTTACAGAAGTATTAGGATCTTGAATCCTATTGATGAGGTCAGTCTGAATTGCTGCTTCAGTACTATCTTTGCTCAATAGTTTTTGTCGTTGGTCAAGTTCAGTTTCTAATGCTTTCTTCTCTACTGGCGTAGTCTTAGGGTCTTGGATTTTATTAACAAGTTCAGTTCTGATGTCTTCCTCAGTCCTCTTAACCTGTGCTTTACCCATAGCCTCAATAGCAACAAAGGTAGATACCTGTGACGTAGCCTTAGCTAGTCTCTTCAATGCTTCAGGATTTGACGGATCTTTTTCGTAAGCGGTCTTGGCATCAACAATATCTAGTTGAGCAGCATCCTTAGCCTCAGAGAAGGTCTTCTTATTCTTAAGAATACTCAAATCATATTGCGCCCCAGAAGGAGTAATTGTTCTAGTGTATTCCTTAGCAGCTTGTAGTTGTTCCAACGATACACCATAAGCAGCAGTGGCCTGTGCTATTCCTGATTGAGTGCCACGCAAGCCAGACTTCTTCATCATGCCAGACAGGAAGCCTTCTCCCTCAGTGGATTCTGGAGTGATCGATTTAAACGCAGAAGAGGCTTTGTTAACTGCCTCAGGAATAGTAAATAGTTTATTAATACGATCTTCAGCAGTTAGCGGAGAATCAGACTTAGCTGCTGTAACAAAGTTATTGATGTTGAATCCAGTAGCATCAAAGTCTTTATCCTTCATCCTAGTGTATAGCATGTCCAATACTCCCCTGTCCTGTGCGAGGGAAACAAGTTGGTCAGGCGTAGCGTCAGGAGCAAAGCCCTTGATTACATTAATCTTTTCTTTAACATCGTTAGATATAGTACGGTTCTCTTTAATAACATTAGAATAGTTTTCGTACAAGGCTTTAACTTGAAGAGCAGATCTTGCCTTAGCGTCTTCTTCTTCTTTCTTTAAATCCTCTACTGCTGCACTAGCAAAGCCACCACCAAAAGATGTCCAATTCATTCCCATATTAAACCTCTACTTTACTTTTACGTTGCATTAGTCCTGCCTTCACTTCTTTAAGTTCAGGGACAGGTTCAGTCTCCTCAGTAGGAGCTTTCATTAAATCAGCCACAGCCATCTTAACCGCTCTTGCTGGGATGGTACGCATAGTATCATGTTCGTCAGAATAAATAACTGTTTTAATATCGTGCAGCATTGCTGTTGTCTTCAGCATTTCAATGATGATAGGCATAACAAGAATACCTGTGTCTAATGTGTGAGTACCTTTCTGTACCCCACTAAGCATAATCACTTCAGCTAGAGAAGCTAAAGGTGCTTTAGTTTCCAGTGCATCAAGCACAGGATTAATCATCTCTTTAGAAGATAACTTAGAAATATAAGTATTTGCTACGTCTGAGAGCTTTGTATATTTAGGAGGACTCTGCCACGCTCTACTTTTAGGTGGCGCTGTCCATGATATACCCGCTGGTACAGATTTGAGCGCCTGTCCAGCAGTTAGTTCATTTGTTGCCATCTAAAATCTCCTGTCTTGTTTCTCTAATGCCTTCAATATAATCAGCTATCATCTTTAACGATGGGTCTTCTTTGGAGGACTTCTCTTTCATGGAAGGCGCAGCTACCAACCCCTTTGATTTAGAAACTTTAGTTAAGGGAGAGGCTTTCCTCTTAGCTAGGACATCTTCTATTTTATTAAAATAAGTTTTAATGTGTTGCATGATATTCTACTTAAAGATCTTTGATGATTTCATAAGCTAATTTTCCCCAAGAAAGACTAGCATCAGCGTCTGCTTTAATTTCAACTGCTGTCTTACTAGCATTAGCTGTGATTGTGGTAACAGCCAACTGAGTAAGTCTATCCTTATCATTCTCCCCTGCTTTATATGAGAGTTCCAATAAGTCCCTGTATGTTTGAGACTGTTGGGAATATGTAGATGCAGATAGATCTGTAGCATTCTTTGCATTCACTGCATTAATTGCGTTAGCTTCTCTTGTGTTAGCAGTAGAAACATCAGCCAATATTTTAGCATTAGCTAGATCAATCTGTGAACCTAGTTGAGAATTAAACTCTTCTCTTCTGTTTTGCTCATTAGCATTAAATTTAGCTATTTCATTAGTAGCAGCGTTGTTAGCTATCAACACTCTATTCTGTTCAGACGCATTATACTGTGAGGCTTGAAGAGCAAGACTAGAACTGATCTTGTCAGCTTCTAAAGCATTAGAAGCGTTAACGGCCTTAGCAGCATTCTCTGCTGCTGTATCACTAAGAATAGATTGCGTGATAGCCTGTGTTTTTATCACAGCCATTTGTTGCTTGTTGTCCAAGTTCTTCATATCCATTTCTAAAAAAGCTTTAGAAGTTAATACGTTTGCTTGTTGACGATTATTAAGATTAGTTAAATCAAGAGTCGCAGCAGTAGCAGCATTAGCAATGGTAGTAGCCTGTGCAGAACTAAGCTCAGCCAATCCAATACTTTTCATTATTTCAGAATTATGCAATGCTGTATTCTGAGCAGCAGTAAATGTAAGATTAGCATTCTCTGCAATACGGGAAGAATTAAGCACGGCAGCTTGTTGTTTATTATCTAATATCTTACCTTGCATAGCTGCTTCAATTTGTGCGTTAGCCAAGGCAGTTTGTTGTCTGTTAGAAGTATTAGCCATATCCACTTGTACTTGCATTGTGCTGTTATGCAGGGCAGTTTGCTGTACATTATTCAAATTGATATTGGCTTGTTCAACATAACGGGCAGCATTAAGCACAGCAGCTTGCTGAGAATTACTTAAGTTTTGACCTTGCAGTGCTGCCCTAATTTGGGTATTAGCCAGCATTGTTTGCTGCGTATTACTTATGTTCTGACTTTGCAAAGCAAATGAGTGAGTTGCGTTAGTAAGTCTTGCCTGTTGTTCGTTAGACAAATTCTGTAGAGATAAACCCTGTTGAGCAGCGGCATTAGCTAAAGCAACCTGTTGTCGGTTGTTTAAGTTCTGCATGTTCATTGTTTCAAACACCTTAGCGTCTTGAGCAGCAATAGGTAAGGCGCTTTCCATAGCTGCTTGGAACACGGCTGTGCTAGCCATAGAACTATTACCAAGACCCCTAGAGGCCATTGCAGAGTTAGCGGCTCTAATAGCACCAGCAGCCCATGCAGGGGTAGAGCCATCGTTAAAACTCTTCATCAATGAAGATAGTTGGCCCTGTACTGTGGACAACGCATTAACATCACCCTGTGCTGCTCGTGCTAATGTTCCATCATCTACAGTGAATGCTGCCAACTTAGCAGCAACAACTTTAGCATCAGGAGCCAGCCCTTCAGCAACAAGAGCCGTTGATTGTGCCATATCAGATTCTTTAATCTGAGCAGCTTGCACAAGTTGATTTTCCTGTACAACCCCTTGGGCTGCTTCCGCTTTTTGAGGCGCTGCTGTTTGTGCGGCTTGTGATTCTACTTTAGGAACAGTGGTTGCAGCTTCAACAAGTTCTCCAGCACCTGTGGTTCGTGTTTGAGCGGTTACAGGAGCTTTATATTCTTCACCTACTTTTTGTATTGCAGCAGTAGCTTCGCTAGATAGAGCACCAATAGCAGCAGTTGTTAAAGCCGAAGTACTGAGTGTTCCTTGGGCTGCACTAGCCTTATCCAGTTCTGTCTGTAAAGCAGTCTGTGATGTATCAGCAGTTATGCTTTTAGCTGTTATAGCAGTGGGTAGAGTGGCTTGCTTAACATCCGTTGTAGGTATGATAGTTGCTGTTGCATCTGTTGTATCAGCAGCTTTTGTGTACGTTACATTCGCTGGTGTAGAAGTTTGAGCAGCAGTTGCTGTTGTTGCTACTGGTTTAACAGGGATAGCATCAGAGCCAGTTGTATCAGAGCCAGCACCACCAGCAACTGTGTCAGAACCAGCACCACCAACAGCACCACCAACATCACCACCACCAGCATAGTAGCGTCTCTTTACCATACCGCCTTCAGCCATCTTAGTGACATACTTAGAAGTGATGGCTGAAAATCTATTAGACTCTGAAGGGGTTGATGCCAGATATTCATCAAACATTTGCATAGGGCCATCGTAACCCATCTTACGGGCCACAATCTCGCGCTGCTGTTCTGTAAAAGTTTCTCTCATTATCTAGTCATCCTATATAAATACTCATTGAATTATGTATTAGTTAAATACTCATTGAACTCTGTATTGGTTTTCAATACACCTATAAGACCAGTAGCTATACAGCATACTTGTCTCTCTGACATCCTTGTTTGCATCACCTCATCTAACGCATGGATTACCTCATGCAATAAAGTGTCTGCTTCTAGCAAAGGATGCTGCCCCTTCTTTATCTCTATACTCAGCTTATCATTCAAACATTGCCCTAAAGTTTCTTGCTTATCTGTAGAGCCGTCTAATTGTTCTTTAACAGTTATAGTATATTCCCTACCAAAAATGTTAATTTTATTAGGTATTGCTTGCATAATTATGTAAGCATTGTCCGTGCTTCTTTATCTATTTTAGCCACCCTAGCAAGCCAGCCCCTCAAGAACTTAACTTGATCTGGTCTTCTAGCTATAATGTCCCTATAGAAACTTTCTTTTTGTTTAGTAAAACTGTTCAGCAAATCTACTGATGCAGTTTTAATAATCTTCTCCATAGTAGCTGGGCCTATAATACCATCAGCATTGCTTCCAATAGCTCGTTGAATAAACTTGACAGACTGACCAGCACCAGCATTAACAGCAAAATCAAAAACTAGGTAATCAATACCAGAAGGTAGATCATCACCACATACCTTATCCCAATACATTGCTTTATAGAAAGGCTTAACTTTATCTTTTGTTAACTCCCTCATAGCGTTGGGTGGTAATTCCTTAACTTTCAGATAAGCTATCCATGCTGCTTTAGTAACTCCAAGGTTAGTCTCCCCTCCTTTATCAAAAGGGTCATTGACATAGCCTCCTTCAGATTTGATTACTAGATCAAAAGATTTATCAAAATTCAGTTTCATTTTAGTCTTCTTAGTTTATACAAAGTGCTGAGATACTAACCCACTGCGTTGTGTTGATGGTTTCTTTACTAACATTATTACTTCCTTTAAATATTAAATCTTCTCTGCTGGGTTAGACTTGTAAAGCAAATCATTCTTAGCCTGACTGCTTGCCGAAGAACCGAAATAAAAACTAATGATGCCTGTCCAAGCGGTTCCCAAAGCACCAAGCATTATATCAATCTGAGGAGCATGCTGAATCTGTCCGTACATTAATCCAGCCAAGATACCGAAGAATCCCATTGTTACGCTTATAGCTAGCACAGGAGGAATCCATGACCTCGTTGCGACCTGCATGTCTCTAGCTGACTTCTTATCCTCAACCGCAAGCTTAGCAAAGTCTAGGTTCATAGACTGTGCTTGTTTCTTAAGCTCAAGCTCAGCTAGTTGAATAGAAGCAACCTGTTCTGCTGTAAGTTTATTGCTGCTAATTATGTCCTGCACTGCGTCAGGTTCACAGCCGATAGCCTTAGCTACAGCGCTAACAGCCATACCAGCTAATGGGCCACCTAAAGCGGTAGCAATTGTGGGAGCAATAGACTTAAGCCAATCCATTTTGATTCCTTATTTATGTTTAGAAGTACGAATATCTACAATTTTCTCCGCAGTCTTCCCTGCAAAGATTGCGGTGATAACAATAATCATTGCCTGTCCAAGCAAATCTACATAGGCTCCTCTTGTCTCAAGCTCAAAGATGGAAAGAAAAGCAAAGCAGAAATAACTAAACAAAAAGAATAGGACAGTTATTGGCTGGATATTCTTAGCAACCCAAGATTCTTCAGTCATTATTTTATTCTTTCGTACAACATTTCAATTTTAGTTCTAATACTTATATTGTCAGATGTCCCAAGAGACATTGCTAATCCATTATATATAGTAGTGAGTTGATCTTTAGAACAAAACATTCCGTATTTATCTAGCCACTTTTCTGTTTTCTCTTTTCTTTCCTTAGGATCATTTGTAGAATAAGCTACATTGGCAAAATCAGAAACACTACATGTAGGCTTAGGCGTAGCTCCATATACTAGAGTTACTAGCACTAAGAATACTGCTGTATGCCTCATCTAACATGTGTTAGGAAAGACCATATAATAGCAGCCATACCCGCTAACAAAGTTCCACAAGCCTTCACCATAATGCCTTCTAATCTTTTTAGCCTAGCATTAATTTGTTCGTATCTCTCAGCACACACTGCTTCGTGTGAATTCAAACGCGCTTCTGTCTCGTCCATAAGTTATTCCAAAGTATATGAGTAATGGATATATTCCACAATTTAACTAAACATCAAGAAAAAGCTACTGCCAGAAAGAAATGTCCAGCCAGTATTATTGCCAGCATTTACGTTTGTTGCAGCAGTTGCAGTCCACGTTGCTCCACCAGTTGCTGCGCTATCTTGTACGGAAAGATAAGTGGCTGTGTTTGTGCCACTTGCATCAGATAAAGTTGCTTGTGTTCCAGAAGTAGTGCTTTGCAAATACTTGAGTGTTGTTCCTGATGTAACAAAAGAACCGACAGTGCTAGTTGCTCCTGCTTTTAACTGTATTGTGCCAAGACTAAATGTCAATGCACGGGTTGACCCAAGTGTTAATGCATCCGCACCAACTAATGTTCCCGCCCCACTTTTTGTAATAGGGAAATCCATTGTCTTGGTATTGCTGGTAATAGTTTGCGTACCACTAGTAGCACCAAAAGTCATTGTGTTGGCGCTTGTAGTAAGCGTCATCCCAGTGGATAGCTTTAGATCACCATAAACAGTAATGCCCGAAGTCGCTCCCCATGTACCCGCATATCCTGTGAAATCTACACTTTTAGCGGTGTATGCTGATGTTCCAAGAAATGTAAGTGCATAACTTCCTGCTTTGAAGTTAAAACTTATGGAGTTTGCTTCTGACAATGCTCCAGATAAAACACTAATGGCAAGACTACTATTATAAGTAATATTAACAATCGGGGTTCCTGTTACTGTTAATCCTGTTACGGTTGCAGTAGTCCAAACAGTGCCTGTACCAGAACAAGCAATATTACCTATGCCAAATGCAAGTGTACGAGTAACTGCTCCTGACCCTGCAAACAGCCCTGTAGTTAATGTTTTACCATTAAGGTCAAGCGTCCCAGAAGTAAGAGTAAAAGTATTAGCAGTAGCAATAGTAACAGCGTCTTGTAATTGAACTGTTCCCGTTAGGTTATCAACTGTAATTGGTTGTGTAAATGATTTACCATTTCCAGTAATTTGTTGGGTTACTCTACCAATAAAACTAATAATTCCAGTACCGCTGAGCGTAGTTCCTGTCCCATTCTTCCAAGAGCCATAGACATTGGGTGTGAGGGTGCTGGTTGCTAATGTCATTGCAGTTGTTCGTGCAGACATATCTATAGTTCCGAAGTTCCACGAAGAGTCAACACTAATTATCCCAGTAACACTACCAGTGTTATCAAATGTAGCACTGTCTTGTGCTAATGGAAAATTGTCTATTGCTGGAGTTCCACCGCTTGTTGCTGCCCAGCCAGTAGCACTCCAGTTTTGAGCGCCAGCAAGGTTCCAGTACACAGTTTTAGCAGCGGGAAACGTAATTCCTGAATTACCACCGCAATTCCCAGCCCTTGTTGGAGATGAACCTGACGCTACTCCTGCAATCGTAATATCACGAAAATCGCCATCAGTAGCAGATAGTGCAGCAGCCGTTAAAGTGCGTGAAGTACCAAACGTATTAGAGCGTATAAAAACGCGGCGCACTGCTGTAGCTCCAGCAGCAGTAAGGGTTCCACTTATAGTCTGATTAGCAGCAAAGGTGCATTGCATTAGCCCTGTAGCAGCAGGGGCTGTAACTGTAAAGTTATTAAATGTATTTGCGCCAGTAACAACATGAGTAACGGCTGTTGTTCCTGTAAATGCTACGTTGTAATATGTTAATCCATTTCCCGCAAAGGTTGTTGCGGAAGCAGATGACATATTTATTTGTGATGTACCGACATTTAATGTTAAATTTGTAGAGGTTGTGAGAACAACTGGTGATGTTGAAGTTAGTGTTACTGTGCTGCTGCCTAAATTAATAGTACGAACATTGGCGTTACTAGATGATATAGAACCAGCCGTGACAGAAAAATTGCTGGTAGTAAAGGTTCCTTGGGTTAAAGTAATTGCCCCAGAAGCAGAAGCAGTAAAGGCATCTGCCAAAGTAACGGTAACTCCTGAACCATTTATTGTTGTAGAGTTAATCGTCCGACCATTACTGGTTATTGTTCCAGACGCAATAAATGTTGGGACAAGAGAAGTATATACGCCGCTAGCATTGCTACTTAATGTTAAATCTCCACAAGCGTTGTAAGTCCCAGAAGCAGTACCAACGCCCCCACCATTAAAACTAACATTCTTTAAATAACTTCCGCTTGTAATTGTTATGTTATTGCCAGAACAAGTTACATTAGGGGCGTTAGAAGTCGTGCCACCAGTAGTTCCAAATTCAATTCCAGCAGCTCCTGAAAAACTAAAACCGCCTGTTCCTGTATAAGTAAATCCAGTGGCGGTTGCCATTTGCAAAGCAAAAGCACCTGCGGATATAGCAATATTACCAGTGCCAAAAGCAATCGCACGGGTATTAGAATAATTAGAAGTAAAACTACCCAGACTCCAAGTAAAATTATTTAATGTAATTGTTCCACTTATAAAATCTAGGGTAGACGTAGAACCTGCACTTGTATTGCCAGAAAGCGACAAATTAATATCAGATTTATTTACATTTATGAAATTAGCAGCAGCAGTTATTGTAACGACAACTGTTGCAGAAGCACCTGAATTAGCATCAAAAATTGCACCATCAGCGCTTGTGGGAACTCCAGCGCCTCCAGCCCCACCAGATGAAGCTGCCCAATTAGTGGTTGTTACGCTATCCCAAGTACCAGAACCGCCAACCCAATAATAAGTTGCCATGCTTTACTCCGTAGGAGCCGTAATAACAGCAATCCAGTTATCCAGACGTTGCTGTTTCATTGTCTCCAACTCTGCATCACTCAAGCCGTGATCATCAGGCAGCACCAAGGCATCACGGAATGTGCCGTAGGTTGTGTCAAATTCAAATTCAATGCTTACCATATCTACTCCTTATGCCGATGCTACACAGCGCCACTTGCTTGTGGCTGCGTTCCAAATAAAGCCTATATCCAAACGAGCAGTAGTAACTGTAGTTGATGGCAAAGTGGCTGTAGAGGATTCAAACGATGCTCCCCAAGTAATAGCAACAGCAGCAGTACCAGTAATTGCAATTATTAACTTTTGACCATTAACAGGTGTTCCTGTCAAGTTGGTAGTAAAGGATGTAATGGCTAACGTCTGTCCCGTAATCACCATCATATCATAACTGTCGGTGTTTAGCGTAGGTGTTGCGCTATTGGCAGTGCTTGCTAATACCCTTGGTTGAACCCATTTATTAGTTAATGTTGAAGTGCTGGATATTGTTGGGGTAGCCACACCGCCCTGAGTGATTGAGCCTGTAACCGTTAGACCACCGCCAATCGTTCCTGCCCCACTAAAAAAGAAATCTTTAAACTTTAAGGAGGTACTTCCTATATCAACAGTGGCTGTTGTCTTTGGTGTGAATGCTGAGGCAGAAGCCACAACATCTTGCGAAGGCCCGAGCTTTGTAATAGGAGCGCCATTAGCAGCACTGCCATCGTGGACATGTCCTGTGGAATTATTAAAAGCGGATTGCAAGGCATCAAATTCTCCGTCCAAATCTGATGCATTAATAATATTACCATCAGCAATATTATTAACTGTATCTGCCCTAGTATAACCTGTCATAATTTTTCCTTAACGTCTATCATGTAATGAATACTCTAGCGTAGCAGCATCCAAAGAGAAGGGAGAATTTGTACCTGTAGAAGTAAACTGTAAAGATACAAAGAATCCCGAGCCAATTAACTGTGTTTCAAATAATTTCTTAAGCTTAGCTCCATATGTAGTTGTACCATATTTTGCTGTGCTTGTACCATAAAAGCTAACATCAGATGTTGCGTTACTTAATACTACTGTAACAGGCTGTACACTACCTATATTGTCAAAATCAAATTTCAAATTAGCGTTTATTGATAAGCTTCCTTGAGGATCTGTATAAAGCAAAAGCTTATATATTGTCTTCCTCATTCTGGAATCATCCATAAATATATAAGGAGTAGCAAAAGAAGCTGAGATATTAGAACCATCAAAACTATTACCACTCTCCATCTGATATACATACCCATCTGTATTTGCAAATATAATAGTTTCTACACTATTAGCAAAATAAGAATCAGCAACATAAGCCTTTATTCCAGATAGTTCTGCCCAAGCTATATTACTAGAAGTATCACTAGCCATTTGAGTACCTAAAATACCCACAGCACTAGAAGCCGTAACGTTTTCGTTAAATCCTAGTAGCCTGTATTGAGACTTCTGTTTTATAACAACACTGGCAAAGCTAGTACAAGAAGAAATTAGATCGGTCATTTCTTTTTGAATTGTTTTTGAGACTAATCCTAAATTAAAATCACCCACCCTATCTGTAAGACCAAGTAGCCGTAAGCCATCTGGCCCCAAGAAAATTACATCCCCGCTAACTTCTTGTATTGTGTCGGAAGATATGCATCCTACATTTCTAGTTATTGGTTGAAGATTAAAATCTGATAGTGTATTACCAACCAACTGGTTTATTGTTCTTTCTGAAAAGATTATTAAGATATCTCTGAATACAATTAATCCAGTAATCTTAGCACCAATAGAAATAATACCAGAGCCGTTAGCAGCGGTAAAATCCGTATCGCTATAAGGAGCAGTAAATATTAAGTTACTGCCAACAGCAAAGAATAATTGATTCTTATGGAATACAACAAACTCTGCCCCTTCTAAATCTGAAGTGGTATTCAATTCAGTGAAAGTTGTTCCATCATAAATGAATGGAAAATTGTATCCATCTACGCCAGCAATTTTTTCTGTGTTTGCCATTCTATACTTAGCGTTACGCATCTTTAATGCGCCACTTCTATCTAAAGATAGCCAAGTAACTGAAGCGTTGTCAGCGGGGCTAGAAGCTAAGGCAGGACTAATAGATAGTGTTGTACCTCCACTAGTAACTGTGGCATTAGCCGTTACAGTATATACTTTCTCTACACCCGCAATACTGAAGGTATCTCCAATTCTAGGAGAACCAGTTAGACCATCTATAATTAAAGAAGACCCTGTTTGAGATGCCCCATTAATTAGCACTGTACCATAGGAAGGCACACTAATCTTTGCCCAAGTAGTTCCAGTAGAAGAATATACACTTCCGTTCCTACTAGCAATAGCCCTATCATTCCAGTAAGCCACGCCTAACACTGTGCCAGAGTGGGACGTAAAAGTTACAGATGCTTTATCAGCGGGACTACTAGCTAAAGAAGTAGTTAGAGTTAGTGTAGCTCTTTTATTATTACTATCAAAAGAAACTCCACTAGTTGCAATAGTATATGTTCCTGTTACTCCAGAGATAGTAAATGTAGACCCCTCTAATGGGGCGCTATAAATATTAGCAATTACTAATGTTGTTCCTGTCTGTCCACTTCCGTGTACTTTTGGCTCACCATAAGCAGGAATAAAACTAGAGGAATACTTTGAATATCCTTCTATCCTAGAATACCCACCACTAGTGGAAGGCTCAAAGTTCTTTAGTATACGGGCGCTTCCGGGAGCTTTAACCCCGTGCTGTAGTGGGGAAAGACTAGATATAAGTCCCCCACTAAATTCAAACCCGTAGGTCTTCCAAGCGTCTGCCATATTATTTAACCCTATCGCCAAACGATCTCACTGAGCCACTGGCAGGAGTGATCATTCCAGAACGAACATAGCCATAACGATTCACCAGCATGCTACGCATTCTCTTAACGCCTTCATCATACTTCTGTTTTGATATACCAGCAGATTGTTCATTACCTCTAAACATATAAGCATAGAACATTGCACCATCTATAATTACATGTCTAAATCTTTCTGGGATATCTGGTACATCATCATATTTTTCTAGATCAACTGGAATTCTATAATACTCATAGAGTAATTCATAAGCTTGATCGGGAGCAGGTACAAGACCAAACTCCGAGCTAGGTGTTTGAAATACATAAGTAGGTAAAGATAGTTTATTTGTTTCTGAAGTATATTCGTGATCAATATATCTATTAAGATAATCCTCATACGAAATGGACTCTAACTTCACTGTCCTATTTCCAAGCGTAGCATCTTCTTTAATTCTGAAAGAATCAAAATCAAGTGTGTTTGCATCTGTTGGATAAGCATATCTAATAGTGCCAGCAGTTAGTGTCTCTTCTGCTAGTACATGATTAAAGGGCCACTCGTAGTGAGTGTGATTAATATCCCTAATTGAGGTATTAACTGCGTCTTTAACCTTAGCGTAGAAACCAGTTGCCGAAGAAAAATTAGACGAGGACAACTCAACCTCATTAAGGGATCTATTAACTTCATTAGTTAAATCCAAAAAATTGTAGGCCATGTTATTGTTCCTTAATTTTTAGTTTAATAACACGCTCTGCGGTATTACCTGAGGTATCTGTCATGCTACAAGTAAACTTATATTCTGTATTATTAGTTCCTAAACCCACATAGATTGTAGCAACAGCACCACCAGAAATAGTCTGTGATATATTCTGTATTCCGTTCACAATAGCACTAGCTTCAATCTGTGTTTTAACTCCACTAGCATCATCTACATACCAAATAACAGAACTAATTGTAGCCGTTCCTAGCCATCTAGACCAATCTACGCTATAGTCTAGTACTTCATTTGGATCTTTATTAGGCCATCTAAACGACATTATTTTTCCTTAAGCTTTTAATCTAGCTGAATGACGATACACTAGCTACTCGTCTTGCTGATGTATCTCTAGCTGAGATATATACTTTTCTATTGTCTCTCTGTACAAGCATTGTTCTATCTTTACTAAGAGTGTGTCTTTCAACATACACTGTACGACTCCTACTATAAAGATCTATTATAGGGACATAATCAAAAGAGGTAGTAGATATTGTAACACTACCAAGATAGGTTATACCAGATATACCCTCTATGGGTATAATAATACCCACAGCAATACTGACATTTCCTACACTAACAACTGCCTCTATTCCATCTACAGGAATCCTGTTGACAGTTCGAATCAGTGCATTCCCTAAAGATGCAACAGCCTCAACACCAGTTATAGCAGTAGCAGCGTTAGCCACTACAACTACATTGCCTAGACCAGCAACTGTCCCTATTCCACCTACAGGAACCCTGTTGATAGACCGAATCAGTACACTCCCTACGGACGCTGTAACACTAACTCCAGATACAGCAGCAGTAGTCTGTACCGCTACAACCACACCACCCACAGCACTTGTTGCTGCTACTCCGCTAATTAAGACATTGGTTTTGACAGCTACAGTGATGCTGCCTACTGAGCTTGTGGCTTCCAATCCATTAGGAACGTAAGTAACACCAGCTATACCATATCTTGAAGTACCATATTTCCCTACGCCATATACAGCACCGTTTGTTGTAGTGTTTGCTGCGGAAGTATTGCCATATAGTGCGCTAAATGGTGTACCAAAGGGTGCTATGCCAAACATAACTTATCCGCTAAGAGAAGTGTTTTCAACCCACCGGCAAGTTCGTTCATCTAACATGTAGTTATCACCGGGCTTTGGCAGTATAAAGGCATCCCTGTCAGGGTCATAGGTGTACCCAATCCCAGCGGAATTTTTACGGATTGTGGCGTTATAGGATGTTTGCTTCCAGTTAGATTCACCAAACAAGCCAGTTAAAAACTCCACACCCTTGGCTTCAGACTCAACGCCATCAACCAATAGTTCAGAATTATTAACAACAACAACCGTAGTGACTACGTTGTTTTCATCAAGTTTTGCAA